TGTACCTTTTTTTTGTTTAACAACATCATCTGGTTTATTTATTTTATTTTCTAACTGTTCCCATACTGTATTTCTATTAAATTTGCTGATATATAAACACATAGCTGCATAACTATATACCCATGTATCTAAACACTCATTTCTAACACCTGCCTTTTTTACCCATTGTGGCATCTGAAAACCACTACGATTAGTTTTTAATATCTGACGTTCTGCTGTTATCTGTTTAAAATATTCTTCTGTTGTACTTGCATGAAAATGTACATATCCATAACTACCTATTTTATTATTCTTTAATCTACCCATCAAAGTATTTTTTATTGTATCTACACCTAATGGATATACCTTACCTCCTTTTTTTATTGCCCTATTTGCTTTTCTAAAATTTATATCTACCCTTGTAGGTCTACCGATAGCAGGTTTATTTGCCTGTGATTGTCCTTTTATTGCAATAACACCCTGTGCTACTTTTTCTCTAGCAAACTGATAGACCTCTGACGTATGTAAACCACCTGAGTCAACAGCAGTAATAACAGGTACAAGACTTTTACCATTCTCATGTTCATACTGTTGGTTTATAACAATCTCTAGCTGCTTCCAAACTTCTGCCTGATGTGGGTCACCATATAGAACAACATGGTCTATAAAATATGACTCTTCACCTTTACCCCACCCCCATGTACTTACTTCCAACCTATCCATCTGACAATCAACACCCTGTGTTATAAACAAAACACCCATAGGACATACACCCTGTTCATAACTTTCACATCTTCTTAACAACCCTTCTGCACTCATGGCACTTACATAATCTGTTTCAAATGTTTCTGCTAAACGTGTATTAACAAATGTCTTTAT